ATCATTCAGGGATACTTGGAAATATCACATCAGCAATATTATTAGCTGACTGATGTAAAGATGGTAAGTCTCTTAATTCCTGCCTATATGTTGCCCATTCTTGTTTCTTAGAATCAGATAAAGCACAGTCATTTACTTGAGTCCAGTCTGATTCTTTTAGTAATTCGTTTCTTTGTAATCTAATTGTTGACCAAAAATCTATGGTTTGTTCTACAGGTGAGCCATCAATAATCTTATGTTCACCAACCTCATAAATACCCTCTATAACTGATTCACCGTCTTCTAAAAGAATATCTGTTATATCTGCATTAGTTGCACCATTAGATATGATGTCTCCTGTATCTGTTTTGTATATTGTAAAATCTGCCATATTATTGTGTGTTATCTATAAATACATAAAGAGATTGATAGGTTGAGTTTAATTTAGTTACCCATCTTAATCTCCAATAAACTGTACTTTGTGTGCTTGAAAGTCCACTGATATCTCCTGAATAAGCAAATACATAGGTTCTAAATGTACCTGCTGCAAATGTTATGTTTTGTACTCCACCTGCTGCTTGAGTCCAAGTAGTACCATTTAAGCTGTATTCTAAATATCCAGCAGTACAGTCTCCATAAACCCCTGTTAATATTGCTCTATACTTTGCACCATCTCTTATTTGATTCATGGTTAAAGATAGATAAGTTCCTGTTGAGTTTGTATTAACAGTAAAGTTAGTACTTCCTCTTTGAATCACACTACCAAATACCTCTAGGGGTACAAAAGTTTCAGTAGCTAAATGACTTTTTATATCAGCAGAAACATCACCAAAATGCTCCACATTTAAAGTGCCAACATTAATAAGACCTGAATCTAATGTTCCTGTTGTAATACTATTAGCACTTAAATTAGAAACTTTTGCATCGGTAACAGCATTGTTTGCTATCTGAGTTGTATTTACTCCACCTGATTTAATGATTAAATTACCACTTCCATCAGTGTCAATAGTTACATCATCTATTTGTAATAAATCTGCATTTAAACTACCAGTTGTTATATTGTCTGCATTTATATTAGTAACATTAACAACTGAACCATTAATAGTTCCAGTAGTTATTACACCACCTGATATAGAAGTAACATTAGTATTAACTTGACCACCATTAATAAAAGCAGAATCATTTGTTAAGTCAGATACATTATCTCCACTTACTATAATGCTACCTGTTGATATGATGTCATTAACATTTAATCTTGCTGTAGCTAAAGTGCCTGAAGTAATATTATCTGCATCTAAATTAGTAACTGTTATTTGACTAGCATCTATAGTTCCTGCTGTAATTTTATTAGCAGATAATGAATTTATCTTTGCATCAGTAACGGCATCATTTAATATTTTAGGGGTGGTTATAGCATCATTTATTATTTTATCTGTTATTACTGCATCATCTTTAATGTCAGCACTTCCTGTAGGAGCATTGCCTATAGTAAAAGTTAAAGTAGCTGGAGATGATTCTGACCCTAATGTATTTAATGAGCTAACACTTGCAACATAGTTAGCATCAACTGGTAAAAAGTTTAAATCACAATTTTCTACATCAACAATAGTGTTTTTAACTTGATTGCTAGAACTATCTACAACATTAACTCTATATTGATAATCAGGAAAATCTGTTGGCTCATTCCAAGATAAGAATGGTCTACCTGTAGAACTAGAATCAGTATCAGTAAATGATAATCCTGTTGGAGCTTTAACTGCATAAGCAGAGGGTAGGTTAGCTAACTCTTCTACTGGTTCTTGGGGTGGTACTTCCCATGTATAAACATCAAAGTATTCTATTAAACTAACTGCAACTAAACCATTTGGTTGTAATTCTAATGCTTCAACTCTACAAACTTTACCTGAGAATCCTAAACCTGCATAAGTTAAATCTACTATGTCTCCTACATTAAGTTTATACATCTCAGGAGTTCCTAAGAACTGCATGGTGGTCTGATTTCTACTTCTAGTTAAGATTGCCTTACCCATGTTATAAGCTATGTAAGGGTCGCTTATATAAGGGAACTCAGCTTTAATTTCTAATATTTCATCACCATCATCTGAATAATATTCAGGACTTGCATCATGTAAAACTGTAGCTGTATCTAATTCATATTTTTTATTAGCATTAAAGAACTCAACAATAACTTTATTTGCTTTCTTATCTTTGTTTCCATAATCAACTGATATGCCAGCATCAGCAATAATATGATTGTCATTGATACTAAATGTAGAAGAACCTGTATCTTCTATTGATAATTCATACTGACCATTAATATAAAGAAAGATACCTCTCATATTAGAAAGAAGCTCTTTCGAATTTTCCATTACATTTTTATTTGTATCTAAATAACCATTGCAGTGAAATCTTTTAACTTTTAATAATGAAGAGCCAGTTTGCGAAGAATAGGTGCTACTAAAAGTATTATTTATAAATACAATGTATTCTTCATTTGAATCAAAGAATTCACTTCTTTGCACATCAATAATTTCATCACCATCTATAACACCATTACCATTAGCATCAAATAAATCTAAAAGCTCACCTATTTTGTTTTGCCACCAATCCTCATTGGCATTTGCTCCTGCAATAGTAAAGAAGTTATCACCACTATTTGCACTCCAAGTAAGTGATTGTGCTGAACCATTAAAATAAGGCTGGTCAACCTCTGTATCACAAACATTAGCAGCAGAGCTAAATGTAGTCATATTAATTTGTGATGCTGTTAAACCTTTTCCATATTCATTGTTGGAGATTAGGTCAAGGAAGCATAAAGCTGGATTATCAGAAAATTCATAAGTGGATGGAGTTCCGAATGTTTGACCTGAATCTCTTGGGTCATAAACCTTCTTACCTCTTACTTGAACTGTTAGTTGTGGCACTCCTGACCATATACCTTCTTTATCATAGCCATAATGAGCAGCTATATAACAAATACCATCTAATCTATGTGCTGAAGTCCAATTAGGCATAGATGCAACAAGCATTGGGTCTGCTGTTTGTGATGCAGCTCCATGATGTAGATTCATAACATATCTATATTTAGATGTAGGACTTGTTCCAAATTGACCAGCACCAGCATCAATACCAGTACCATTTTGTGAAACTGTATTTAATGAGCCTGCTCCTGAAGATATTTTATCTGAACCTATATAACCACCATCTCTAAATCTAGCTGAATCAGTTAAAGGAGCACCATCTAACTCAATAGTCCTTCCAAGTATTTCATCACATTCACCAACTGATAAAGCATAGACCACATATAAATCTTTTGAATCATTATTGTTTACATCCATATAGATAATCTGAGCACCAACCCTTCTCACACCATATATAACAGGAATTTTTCCACCAGCAGAGGTTTTGTTAACTAAGATATCCTGACCTTTAGCAAGCATATTTCTAGCTTGTAAAAATCCTTTAACACCAACAACAAGAGTTGTTACATTTATTATTCCTGTAATTGTTCTTAAAACTGTAGCTGTTGTACCAGTAGTTCCTAAAGCACTACCAAAAGCCTGAAAGAAAGCAAATATTTTGTCTAACATTATCTACCCCACCTTACATCTTCTTTGACTTGAGTAGCAAATTCCATTCCTTTATCACCTGTGCTAAATGATTGCTGTGATTCGTCTGAATAATGTCTGCCTTTAGTTAGATTCCAGTTTGCCCAATGACTGGCAACAGTCATGGTTAATGTTGAATTATTTATTGCTTCTGCAATTGCAACATTTCTAATTTGTCCTTTGAAAAAGTTTATTGCACCAACAATAGTTTCATCTGCATTAAAGTAAGCTAAATATATTTCTACTTCTTTACCAGTAAAAGAACCATCTTGAACTAAAGACCTTACTTGGTCTGTAATATTTGAAAAAGCTAAGCCTATTTCAGTAACTTCTAGCTGACCAGTTTCTGTTGAAACATCAACTTGTAAAAAAGAACCACCAGCTTCATAGCTATTAGAGTCATAAGTTACATTAGAATACCAATCAGTTAATCTGATAGTAGTTGATAAATTAAGCTCAACTAGAAAAGCTGTTTTAGTTGCTGTTGATGATACTTGAGTTTGTAAATCAGTAGATAAACTTCTAGGCATTAGGTTATAACCTCTCTAACATCAAATGAAATACTGCTAAAACCACCAATAGTTTCTGAACGAACAATCTCATCAGATTCAAGATAAACAGTAAAACTTGGTTTGTTTACAGTAACAGCTTCATTATCTGCTAGAGATGCTACTAGATTAGGTGATATAAGAAGAGTTAATGCTCCACTACCATCAGAATCAATATCTGATTGAACCATATAAACTTTACTATGATTTGCAAACTTAATTAAATCTCCAGCTTTTAAAGCACCTGTTTGATTGGCTGTAAATCCATCTAAAGCAATAGAAGCATCTCCTGATACATGTGCTCCAACCACTTGAATATCTGTTTCTGACTTGCCTGCACCTAAGTTATCTAGTGGTGCAACTATAGTAAAGTTTTCAAAATAACCTTTTTGTTTTTGTAAAAATGCAAATACTTCTTGAGCTTTTTCTTGTTGTAAGGGTGGCATTTGCACTGTAAAAGAAAAATATTGAGCACCTATTTGTCTGACTTGTTTTCTACCTGATAAAGTCTGATTAATTAATGTAGGTCTATTATCTTTAAAATTTAAACTTCTAAAATTAGGAGATGTTGGAAATTGTCCTGACATTATACGACTCCCATTTTGCCTTGATTATTCATGGCATTGTTTATAATTGATGTTATCAATCCTTTTCTTGATGCTAGTAACTGGTCAAATCCAGCAGCATCTACTGTTGATATATTGAAGTTGACTGTAGCACCCATGCTTTGACCTTGATTATGGTCAATAACAGTTTCATTAGGATGTAATATTGCAGGAAATCCACCCTTACCATCTATACCGCCTGCTCTTGCTCCCATACCTGTATAGCCACCGCCTTCGTATATTTTTGGCTGTAAATTTGCAGCCGCAGCTGTAGAACCATCATCAACCATAGATGTTCCAAAAATACTAAAAGCATTTAATAAATTTTTAACTACTAACTGTTGTACTGCGACTCTTAGTAATTCGGTAACAACGACATCAGCAAAGTTTTTAAATGATAATTTTCCATTTTTTAAACCATTAACAATTGCATCTTCAAAAGATTTCATAGATTTAACACCTATTTGTTCAATTGTTCTTCCAACATCTTCTATTTGTGCAATATATAAATCCATAGGACTTTGTATATTAGTAAGTTGTAATCCTGTACCTTTTAAAGATTCGTTAAAACCATCATTAGAGTCTCTGATATCATCTAAGCTCATTTTATAATCTCTAATCTTGTCTGCTGTAATTTTGGCTTCATCGCCATAGCTTGTGGTTTGTTCAGATAAATCTTTTATTGCTTTATTATTAAATATGGTTGCCCATGAAAGATTGTTTATTTGTTCTGTAAAGTCACCAACTTTTGCTGGTAATTCTTTTAAAACACTTTTTACAAAATTAAGAAATTGATTTTCTATTTCTAGCAATTTTATTTTTACATCTCTGACAAAAGATGCCAATTCATCTCTAAATACTCCAAATTTTTCAACACCAATTGCAGTGAATTCTATAATAGCATTAGCAATTTTTAATCCTAATGCATCCATTCCACCAGCATCATCAACCATTTGCTGTATTTTCTTTGCAATAAATTGTTGCATATCCTCAAATACTGGAAGAAATGAGGTGGTAATATTATTAACAAAAGAACCAATCTGCATTTTAATAACACCAACAGCATCATTAAATTCTTCAGTTCTTCTAATAACCTTTTCACTTAATACGATGCCTAAATCTTTAGCTCTTTGTATAAAGTTTTTCATGCCACTTTCTGATAAATCATTAATAGCACCAGTTAAAATTACACCCTGTCTACCAAATAAATTAGCTAATGCAGTCGCTCTAGCTGTTTGGTCACCAAGCTCTGTAATACCTTTAGCTGTATCACCTAATATTTCATCAAAAGACCTCATTGAACCATCAGCATTTTTTAGATTCACATTTAAATCTTTAAAAATATCAGATTGTGTCTTAACACCTCTTTGTGCATCACCTACGCTTCTAGCAAATTTAATTAAAGCAGTATTTGCACCCTCAACAGTTGTTCCTGATTCTCTAGCTGCTAAATGAAACGCTTGTAATGTATCAGTAGCTATACCTGTTTGAGTTGCTGTTTTTCCAATAGCGTCTACAGCTTGAAAAGATTTATCTACCATTAGTGCCAAAGCACCTGCTGTAGCAGTTGCAGCTAAACCAATACCAGCAACACCTTTAGATGCACCAGCAGCAGCACTACCAACACCTTTAAGACCTTTAGTAACTTTATCAAAAGCTGCTTTAGTCTTATCTACTGCTGTTAATTCAAACTTTACCTTTTTATTTGCCATTGTTTCGTTTCTCTTCAGCTAACTCTAAGTAAGCTATCCATCCTTGATATTCTTGGACACTAATTTGCTGTATTTCTTGTAAGGTTTTACCCAGTTTTTCAGCTAGTGCATATTGCACATATAAATTAGTATCCTTTATTAGTTTTTTTTCGTGTCCTCAATAGGTTCTTGACCCATGATTTGTTGAGCAACGCCAACTAATATCTCTCTATCAACATTGTTTAATAAAGCATTTTTATCTGCTAAATCAAAAAGTTTATCTCCATTTTCATCTAGTGCTTTGTAAATAAGAACATAAGCCATCATTGTTAGGTCATCTTCTTTACTCATTTTATAGAGCTTAGAAGTTTCAGCTAGCGTTAATGGCTTACTGTATATTTTTAAGGCTTTATCATCTTCACCCCACTCAGGCACTTCGATTACTTTTACATCTTGCTCTGCAAAATGCTTTTTTGCGTTATCTATTGCTGACATTTTCTTATACTGTTGTTGATGTTAAAGCACCATTGCCCTGCACTGAAATACTAGCTTCAATCAATCCATCAAATGATGCACTTCTTGAAACGCCAGTAACAATAGCTGAACCAGTATAATAAGTATCACCTGATGTATCTCCTTCAGGATAAACATTTAGTGTTACTTCTGAGCCAATAGTTAAAGCACCTTGACCACTAGTATCAGTCTCATCCCAAAATACATCTAAACTTCCTGAGAAAGAAGTCAATGATGATTTATATGTTCTAGCAGAATCACCCATTGAAGTATCTTCTAAAGTATCAGCAGATTCTTCGATTGAGTAAGACCTAATTTCAGCTACAGCATTAGAACCGACTTTTACAGTTCCTTCACTTCCTTTATGTGTTGCCATTTTCTACCTCGTCTTTCGACTTTTTCTTAGAAGAAGATTTAATTTTATCTTGCGAATGGACTGCTTCCTCTTTCCAACCCATATTCAATAAAGACTCAACCTTAGAAGGGTGAGCATCTATAGAAACTTTGCCATTTGGACTAATCATTTTCATAATTTGCCTCCTGTTAAACTGCCACGTCAGGATTGGTTTCCTTGACATAATAGTTAGTTAAAAATGTAAGAGAGACATAACCTAGTGGTTTTTCTCCCTCTCCGTTAAACTCTATTTCAGTTGACTCTAAATAGCAGTCTTTAGCTAATCCATCTAAAGTTCTGTCTGATGCTATTGCTTCTTCAACTTCTTTGCTTATTGTATCAATAGTATCATCAAAGTCACTAGTAGCTTTTGCATATCCTTCTACTACTACTGACAACTCTCTACTCATAACACGATCAGTACCTATCACTATTGGCTCAGACGTTTCTGATTTAGTATAGATAACTAATGCTGGTACTGTTTCTAATGGATAAACTCTTGACTCATAAACCCTTGAGCCAGTTGTATTTAATCCAGTTAAGGTTGTGCCAATCTTTTCTCTTATTTG